CCTTCACGTCGTACTGTTCGAGCAAGCTCGTCGTGCTTTTGCGGCCCCATTGCTTCTCGGCGCTGTCGGCGATCGCAAGGGCCTTCACGATCACGGCGAACATCCCATCGGCGCGCTCAGGCAGCTTGTCGGCGATGTCGGAGGCGAACCGGAGAACGGACAGCGCGGAACGATACGTGAGCTTCATTTCGTACCTCCTGGCTCATCGACCCGGGGCGCCCGGCAGCGGCAAGCGCGCCACCCTCCCCGTTCGCACCGGCTCCCGCACGAGATCGCGCTCCATCGGCAACGCCGCGTGCTCCCCCGTCGGCATGCGCACCGCCTCGCGGGCCTCATCCACAACGTGGGAGGCGCGATCCCTCACGACGTCCGCTACACGCTCTGCAGCGTCGTCGACGTGTCTCCGCACCTGCTCCAGGGAGAGAGCCGCTTGCCCGTCGACCTTCGCCGAAACGGCATCGATCTTCGCCCCGAGGCTGGTCCGCATCTCGATCTGGCCGGTGCGCAGCTCACGGAGCTCCACGACGAGCCCCGTGAGGAAGTCGCGGGACGCGGGGAAGACCATCCGGAAGCCCAGGGCTGCCCCCACGAAGAGCAGCAGAAGCAGGCCCAGAGCGCCGTATTGCAGGACCGCCGTCACCTCGGCGCTCATGGGCACCTCTGGATGTGCGTGAGCAGGCTCCGTGTCGATCGACAGGTCATAGTGCCCTCCGTAAGATGTTTGCGATTGCAGCGATTCGATAACGAGAAAATGCCCGCGCGATTCCGGGTCGGTTGCCGCCGCCCCGGGGTCCGCTTCTTTTCGTCCGCCGTCAGACCAGCACGCCGAACACCTCGCAGTAGATGCTTCCATCCGTGTCGTCGTGGTCCTCGGCGAGCGTGATGGTCACCTGGAGCAGCGGGTTCACGGAAGCAACGCTACACGACACCTCGTACGTGTCGTCCGGACCAATCGTGAAGGCGCCCGCGATCGCTCCGTTGGTGTGAACAGCGACCTTACCGGGCAGCGTGTTGACGATACGGAGCTTCGTCACGTGCCACGTGCCGCCAACGCCGGTCGGCACCACGTTGTACGAAGTTCCCGCCGCGGCCCCGGGCGCGACGGGAATCCCGTCGAGCGAGAAGCCCGTGTATTCGGTGTCCTTCGTAAACGTTCGCGGGGTCGGCTCAGGCTGTCCGGGCGTTTGGTACGTGGCGGTCGACGTCGTTGTGACAGTGCCCATTGATCACCTCGGAGGTCGCGGATCCGCGCATCGGATCCACGCATCGGATCCGCGCATTCACGCGGCCATCGCGACGGCGTTCGCCTTTGCGGCGATGTCGACGGCGATCATGTCGTTCGCCGTCTGGTTGAGGTGCACGCCGGCGGGGCCGGCGAGCTGGTAGTACGCGCCGTTCGTCGAGTCCGGGAACTTGGCCGCGACGTGATAAACGTCGTCCGCGACCCCCGCAGCGACCGCGCCGAGGATCAGTGGATTGAGCAACCCGCGCTCCGACTCGTAGGTCGGGGCGGTACCAGGCTCCGTACGAGGCAACACCGTGAAGAGGATCACGTACCAGCCGGCCGCTCGCAGCGCGGCGCAGATCGCCATCAGGTTGGTCCACGTCGAGGCCGCGGTGGCGCCGAAGAACAGATCGTTCGTCCCGGCCCAAACGGTGGCGATGCAGCGCTTTCGGCACCGACTGAACCGCACCACGAACGGGCCGAAGTCGGCGAGCACGAGCGTCGTGGTGTGGGCCACGGTGGCCTCCATCAGGATGGTGAACGGGAACGTGAGCAGCCCGAGCGCCGCCAGCCGTGAGGGCCAGTTTGCCGGAGATGCGGTCGTCCCAAAGCCCTTTGACTGGCTATCGCCGATAGCAAGCAGCGCGTTGTCGTTGGCGATCGCAGACGGATACTCCGTGGCCGCGTAGTGCGCGAGCGCGCGCCTCTCGCTCGCGGACGGCGCGTAGAGCATCCAGCCCGCTTCGCGGATCGTGCCGCTGGCCACCGCCCCGGAGAACGCTGGACCGATCCCGAAGCGCGCGTCTCCTACCGCGTAGGTGCTCGTTGCTTCGTAGGTCCCAGTCCGATCGTCATCGACGAACAGCCTCTTCTTTCCGCCAGCGTACTCAACGAAGAACAGGTGCTCGCCCTCGTCGCCGGCGGCGCTCGGCTGCACGAACCCGGGACCACCGCCCCAGTGATTCGTACCCTGCGCTCCGACCGTGCTCGCAGTGCCCGCGGGTCCGAATGTCACGAGGCCGCGGTAGTTGTCCGTCGTGCCGTGCCGCCCAATCCACCAGGCGGCATGATCCGCGCCCCCGGTGACACCTCCATCTGAGCTCATGAGCTCGGTCAGGGCAGCCGTCGTGGTCTGGTAGCCGCCACGGCCGTCGAGCAGGTCGACCGCCGAGGTCACTGGCCTCTTGCTCGCCGTCGCCTGGACGAGCGTTTTGCCGCCGACGGCGGCGGCCGAGATATTCCCGCTCACGAGCGTGAGGGATGGATCGGGCACGAGCAACCCACCGACGACGCGCGAGGGGCGCAGCCAGTAGGAGGTGCCGCCGGCGCCGAGCCGCCGTGGCGTCCAGCGAGGTCCGCGGCTCACAGACGCGCCCGAACCGTGACCTGCAGGTTGGCGGCCGCGCCGATGAGGTGGAACTGAGAGGGATCGGTGAAGGGGAATTCCTTGCTCTGCTCGCGCGGCACACCGTCACCCGTGCCGATCGTACCGCCGCTCGAAGGCGACACGTAAATCGCGTTGACCGCGTCCATGTTGGTGATCTCGAAGCCACCTTGGAACTCCTCGACGTAGGCCCAGTGAGCGCCGGCGTCGGTGATGTCCGTAGCTGTGCCTGTCGGCCCTCCAGAGACATCCGTCGTGCCAGGGTCGATGCAGCGATACATCCTGAGCGGAGTATCGTTGGTGACGACCTGTCCGATCACCTTGTTGACCCCAGGCGCCCACGCGGGGACCAGCGGCGTGGTCGAGGTGCCCACCGTCACCTGCCAGGTGCAATAGATGGCGTGCTTTGCAGCGACCAACGAGACTTTGCCGATGTAGTCGCGAACAGTGGGCATGGCGAGATCCTCTCGGGTTCAGGTGGAGGAGGAGAGACGGAGAGCGGAAGGCAGAAAGCGGGGGCAAGAGGGCAGCGGGGAGAGCGCCGACTGGCAACCAGGCACTCCAGATCCTCACTGCACCAGCTACAGTGCGGATCCGTCGGCCTGATGCGCGTCGATGTGTGCGTTGACGAAAGCCATCAGGCTCTCGTGCGACGCGCGCAGGTTTTCGTACGCGACACGGAACAGATTCATGTCACTTACTCGCGCATAGACGTCGCCCACCTGGAGGTTGTCAATTCCTGGGTACGCGCCCGATTCGGGGTCGGACGTGTACGCGGCGAGGGTCGCGCTCGCGGTCGAGTAATTCTGCGTGTACGTCACGCGCGCGACGGGCGCAGCGGCCCAATAGCCGATGCCGGTGTTGCTGATCTCGAGCTTCTTTGCTCCATCGGGTGACCGCAGCGACACCCCTGTCGACGTCACGTCGACGTGCGCGACACCCGCGATCAAGAGCTGCACGGTCGTCCCAGCGAGCGTCGCCGACGCCGAGCTGCTCAGATCGAGGAGCGTCGTGTTCGTCCCGTCGCCGACGCGGAACGTGCCCGATGCAGGATCGAACACGAGCAGGTTGTGGGTCACGTCCGCGGCGTCGCGGCCGGCGACGATCGTTGTCGCCGCGGTCTTGCCGACGCGCACGAGGCCCGACGCGGGCACCGCGCCGTTGCCGTTCTGCGCGAGGTACGGGCACACCACGGCTGCCGCCGTCGCGGTGCCCGAGCACGTCACGTCGACCATGCCGCAAACCCCGCCGAAGTCCGCATGCCCGTCGGCGTGGCGCTTCGCGAGCTTGCTGCCGGTCGCGGACGGCGTCGCGTCGGTCAGGTCGGAGAAATGGGACGACGACATCGATCCTGCGGCCAGCGCGGACGCTGGCGCGATCCCGATGATGGGGTCGGCGGGAGTGCCCGTGTCCGTGATCGGGGCCTGGACGCTGACGGATTGCACGGGCGATCCGAAGAGAGCGAGGTTCGCCTCGATGACACGCAGGTTGTCCTGCTGATCCTTTGTCCACTTCCGCGAGCTCGAGAACTGGCCTCCCTCGAGGCGCGCGAGATCCTTCAGTCCGCTCGGCGAAAGCACCGAGACGGCCGTGGTGGTGTCGGTCAGCGTGACGTCCGACTCGCCCGCGCCGTTGAGCCCGGCGTTCACGACGAGCGAGAGCAGGAATTTCCCCCACAGGGGGAGCGCCGGCACCGCGAACGCAGGGGGTGTGGGACTCGCGGCGTAGTAGTACGCGCCCGAGACGACATCGGTGCTCCAGCCGGCGGGCACCGCGAATCCGTCAGGAAAGGCGTAGATCTCGTAGCGTTGCTGCTGCCAGAACGCCGTGCTCTCCCCGGAGAGTTGGAGGGTGTCACCATTCGCAGCGACGATGCCGCCCGACGTGAGGGCGCCGGCGTTCTTCGAGACGAGGAGTTTGGCGTAGGGGGGCTGGGGCATGGATGGCTCGGGGGATCGGATGAAACGGCAACGCCTCGCTGGACAAGGCCCGGCGAGGCGTTGTGATGTGGGGTGGCGGGACTAAGCACCTCGAGCTCCCGGCGGGCCGCGAGCAGCACGCCGAGGGCGAGGTCGTCCTCGGAAGTGAGACCGTACGCGAGCAGCTCGGCGATGGTGGCGGCGCCAAGCTCGGTGCGGTCGAGGTTCGTGCGGAGCTTGGGGGCCAGCTTCTTCCGCGCTGTCACGACGCCTCGGCTGATGCCAAAGAGCGTCCCTCCTGGGACATGGGCGTCGATCCCGATGCCGGGGAAGAACGCGCCGGATACTCCCGACGCCCGCGTCGCCTACATGGGCAATGTTCTGGGCCGGGTCCCGGGAGAGCCACCGATCAACCGCGCAAAGGCGCTCGCGCTACTCAGAAAACTTCGGGACAAGATCGCGGAGAACGCCAGCATCGAACCGTCGGCGATCGAGGCGAAGGTTGGTGACGCGGCCGGAAGCCTCTTCGTGGCGCCGGGCACGATGGCCCGGATCTTGGTTCGCGGCGAGCCGTACCCGCTGCCAGCGTGCTCGGAGGGCATCCTCACGACGAGCATGGTCGCCGCCGAGGCGACGCATGAAGAGTTCGCGGCCGCCGGCGTCCGGGGCATCCTTTGCAAGTCGGACGGGTGCGTCGCCATCATGGACCTGCGTCCGACAACGCCCGGTGGCGGTGTATACGGCGGCAGCAACTGCGTGAGCATGGAGCAGTTCATACGGCTCGGTTTCGGCCGATAGACCCACCGCAGCGCGCATCTGAACGCGTGTTCCGCTGCGGCTGAAACTTGACGGCTTGACGCCGCCATCGGGCGTCTTACCGTCGCGGCTCATGATGCTGAGGCAAATTGGGCGGGTCGCGGTTCTCCTCCTCGGAGCGGCTGCGGGTGGGTGGGGAGCGGTCGCGTGCGGGGCGGGCGGTGGGAACGCGAACGCCGGCGGAGGGAGCGGCACTGAACCGGAGGTGAAGGTCATTCCGTGCAAGGACAAGACGGTGACCTCCATGGGCAGCACCGGAACGATCAAGGTCGCGGAGGCCAAGTTCCCTGGTCGATCCGCGGAGCAGCTCGCGACGGCACACGCGGTTGGCCGCCCGATCGACACCACCATCATTGGGCTGCTCGGATCGGCGTACACCGGCCATACCGTGGCGATGTTCGTAGGAGACGAGTCGCTGCTTGTGCGTTGCGATAGTGCAAGTGACGAACTCGCCTCCGTGACCTTCGTAGTGCCGTGATTACGGGATCTGGCCGCTACCAGCTGAATTCGTCGCGCGCCACTCGGCGGCCGATACGTGCCAGTACACGTCGACCGAGCCGCCTGTCGCGCTCTGAATGATCCGCGCGATCTGCGTAGAATCCGAGGAGCGTAGAATCGTCAGATCCGTCCCCGCTCCCGGATTCTCGTATCGCGTGAAGTGGTGGCGGCTGCCAACCGTCGGATCGGACGGAGCATTGAGCGTGTGAACGCGATTCGCTGTGAGAGTCGCGACCTCCCAAATGTCCGCCGTCGAGGGGTCGTAGCTCGTGGTCGAGTTGGGGGCGGTCCCGATTCGGTAGCCGATGTTTCCGTTGTTGGTGAGGACGACCGCGCCCTTCTGCGTCGTCTTTGCCTGGTTCTCGATTGTGACGGTGCTGCTGTAGAACAGACCAGCGGCACTTATGAAAAAGACGTCGGAGCCTGAGAACGTGAACTGAGCCGCCGTGTCGGCGCTGAAGGTCCCTCCGAAGGTCATCGTCCCCCCGGCCTGGACGATGAGGTTCGAGCCGGTATTCCACGTGATCGACCCGCCGGACTCTACCGTCGGGTCGCCGAAGATCGTCGTTACAGATCCGGCCTGGAGGCTGAACACCCCCGCGCTGGCGACGTTCCACGTTCCCCCCAACGTGGTCGTGGAGCCAGTGACGAACAAGCCGGTGCCCGCGACGGAGAACGAGCTCCCCGCCTCGCAGGCGATGGAGGCGCCCGTTTTGGCTGCGATCGTTCCGTGAACGTCGATGCTCGCTCCGGGCCGCACGTCGAGGAAGCCACCGCTCTTGATCTCGAGCTCACCACCGGCCTGCACATCGATGAGCGCGCCGTTCTTGACCCGGACGACGGCGTTGCTCTGGAGCAGGACCTCGGCGCCGTTGACGATATCGACAAGGCCCTCAAATGTCGCGTCGCTCCCGAAATTGACCGTCGCCCCACCGTCCGTGGTGAACGAACCGCCGCTCGCGATCGAGAGCGTCTTCCCGGTCGGGATGATGATGTTGGCCGACGAAGCCACGAACGGTCCCGTCACCGACAACCCGAGGCCGCCGATCGTGATGAGCGTCAGCGGCGCCCACGTGCCTCCGCCCTCGTGGATCGAGAGGTATTGGCGCTGATCGAACTTCGTCAGATCCGTGCCCGTGGGCACGTCACCGTTCACCCAGACGCCACCGGGCTTCAAATAGTCGTTATGGGCCATGGCTCAGGGAAAGGTGATGGTGCCGATCGGCACTGAACCGAGAGGACTGACGCCGATTGTGAAGGGGCCCGCGGTCCCCGCGCCGGACTGCGCGACGATCGCCCACGTCGAGACGCCGCGAGCGACCCGCTGCATCAACTCGTCGATCTTGCGCCGGGTCTCAGGGTTCGTCGCGGCCGCCGCTGTCACGATGATCAACGCGAACCGCTGGGAGCCCACCCACGCAGGGAAGGGCTGCGTCGTCGCCAGACACCCAGGCTCGTGCGCTTGGTCGAAGGTCGCGGTGAACGCGTACGGACCCAGGGGCGGCGCGACGACCGCCTCGACGGTGACGACCTCGGCCCGGCCGAGGATCTCGGGCTCGACCACGAGATCGTCGCCCACGAGGAGCTCCGACTGCGTGGTATCGAGGCGCGTGTACGTGACCTCTTGTGGCGCGCCGAGCCCGATCGAGATCGTCGGCGTGATGCTGATGAGCTTCCGCGGTACGCCAGGGAGCTGGAGGTTCTGCGGCTGGTCGCCCAGCGCCGACGGCCAGTTGAGGATCTCGGCTGGCTTCGTCGTCCGGTAGAACACGAAGCCGTCTCCGAGGAGGGTCTGGAGAGCGTCGACGACCGCCTCGCGCCGAGCGCCGCGCGGCAACACCTTTCGAGCGGCCAGCACGGCCCGGCGCGTCCACAGCGTGTCGCTCGGACCCGCGGTGATGCCGTACTCGAGCTCGCGGTCGGCCATCATCTCGTCGACGTAGTGCGGGGAGATCTGCAGCCCGGCGTGCTCGAGCGTGTAACGCGCCTCGGCGAGCTGCATCGCCGAGGCGTAGCAGAACGCCTCCATGCGCGATCCCTCGCTCACGTCGTACTCGCCGCCGAGCCCGCCGATCATCATGCCGTAGAGGGTCTCCGCGTGCGACGGCTCGTCCGCGAGCTCGAGGAAGCCGCAGGGCGTGAACGCGGAGAGGAGCGGCATCAGAACACCGACACCGTGAAGTCGGCATCGGACAGGATGCCGCCGATGTCGGCCGTCTTGACCCGGACTCCATTCGTGATCAGGAACGCGCGCGGCACCGAGAACGTGTCTGAGTTGATGCTGACCGTTGGACGCAGGGAGCTCGCGGGGAACGTGTCAGCCGGCCACGTGATGCTCGTGTCCCCGGGCCCGTTGTCCGTGACCGTGAACGTCACGAGCACAGGTCCGGTCGGCATCGTGATGAACTGCACGATGCTCGGGTTGCCGCCGGCGAACTGCACGGAGAAGCGCGCCACAGGTACGATCCCGCCGAGGCGCGCGAGCTGCTTGGCCCATTGATTGAGCTGCGCGGCGTGGGGCTGGCGCGGCGGCTTCGGGGGACGCGTCGCGTGGTCCTCGAGCTGCGCGCTGCCGAGGTCGTCGAGCGTGGGGCGCCGCGGAGGAACGATGTTCCAGGTCAGCTCTTCGGGGGCGGCCATAGGTCTGCTGCTGTGGTTATTGCTTGAACGCGCACAGGTCGCCGAGCGTCAGCAGTTTGCTCAGCACGCCGGGCGTTCCAACGGGCGTGGCGAATGGAACGGTCGGCTCTTGCAGGTCGGCATCGGCCACGTAGCTGGTGGCTGCGAGGACGGGCTGGATCAGGCGGTTGCCGATCACCGACGGCCACACGGCCGGGCTCTCTGGCTGCCGGCGTTGCCGGCGCCCAGGATCGGGCAGCGAGGCGACCTGCTCTCCGGGGCCGAACTCCTCGAAGTGCCCCAGGACGGGACCCACAAGGGCGTCCAGCGACTCCGACCATGGGCTTGCAGCGGTCCCGACGACGGGCGCGTAGCTCGTGTCGGAGGCGTTGTTCGCCGTGTCCACCTCGATATCCCAGCTCTTGTTCGCCACCACCACGGCGACGACAGAGATGCGCTTGCGCCGGAAGACGGCGTTCGCCGCGTCGTAGAAGCCGATCGTCTGTCCGACCTGTGGAGTGGTAGTGCTCGTGGCGGTCGTGAGCCGGACCGTGGTTGTCGTAGGCGCCACGGCCCCATCGATGAGCACCTTATCCCCCGAAATGTACGTGGGGAACGGCGTCACATCGACCCACGAAGGGGCGCCTTTTGCCCATGTCACCTTCAGCGCGACGACGACTGGAACCTCGAGGATCGAGCACGCGAAGATCCCGTCGTCGGCGGGCTCCTGCCCAATCACGTACTCGAGGACGGTCGCGATCTCCGCCCCGTTCGGCACCCGTGAGGCGCCGAGTTTCGAGGGGCGCATCGTGAAGACGAAGGCGGTGGTTCCCGGACCGAGGATCGCCGGGATCGTGAACGCCTTCTCGACGGCGACGCCAGGAACATTCTGAATCGCACGCTGGTACTCGGCGTCGTTGCCGCTCGCCGGCGGGTCCGCGCGGCGCGCGGCAATGAGCCTGCGATAGGCCGCGTCGTCGTCCGCGTCGCGCCCTCCAGAGAGCCCCGAACCGTCCGACGCCTCCGCAACCTCGGCCGACGGCGAGACGCCGGGCGGAGGGGCCGTGAACTGGAGAATGGTCCCAGCGTCGAGGTTCGTCGCTGGCCCCTTGTCGATGCCCGTCACGGGAACGAGAGCGCCGTTGCCGTAGAGCGCCGTCGTGAGGACTTTGAAGCGGAGCCGGCTCTTCTGGTCACGCAGCTCCGTGCCCGCCAGGATGGTCCAAGTGCCCGCCGATGTCACGACCTCGACGAAGCCACTCGATCCGACGGCCGGACGAGCGAAGATCCCCTCCGGCTCACCGATCTCCCGGAGCCACGTGCCAGCGCTCGTTCGGAGGTTCGTGCCCCGCCCGATGACGACCGCGTCGTTGTAGAGCAGCATCGTCGCATCCGCGACGTTGGAGCCGTCTACGTACGGCTGAGTGCCCTCGCCGACGTCGGCGCTCGGGACGCGGAGCTGGTAGTCGCGCGTGAACTGGTCGCGCACCTGATCGCGCGTCTTGGTGAGGATCTCGCCGGGCGTCTCTTCAAGCGCCATGGCTCACGACCTTGCCCACTTCGCCGGTCCGGAGGTTTCTGTAGGTCACGGCAACAAGGACAGCGCCGCTCGGCTTGCGCGCCTCATAGTCAATGCGGACGGCCGAGACGTCGCCGTTTTGCGTGAGTTTCTGGAGCGCGTTCGTTATCGCGTCGCGCACCGCGTTCTCGGTGCTCGGCACGATGCGCTTGATCTGCCGGAGCCTGTTCCCCGTCGTCGGCGCGCACGAGACCTTGCCCAGCGTGATCAGGAGGGCCTCGGCGACGGCTTGATCCACGGGATGGCTCGCCTGATACAGCCCCGAGCTCAGGAGCGGAAAGTCTCGTGTGCGGCCGTCGAACAGCAACGCGTCCGGCGGAGTCACGCTGCGTGCCGGGGAGCCCGCCGGGAGGACATCCTCGCCCGCGAGCTCGTCGCCCGCGAGTTCGTCACCGGCAGGCATCAGAGCGCCTTGACCTTCGTCGCGGTGAAGCCGGCTGGCGGAGTCACCGGCTGCCCGAGCGCGCTGAGTGCCGTAGCGACAGCGCTGAAGAAGGCCGCAAGAGCACCGGTCTCGATGACGACCGCGGCCGTCGCGACGCCGCCCAGCTGGACCTCCGCGGGGGTGATCTCGATGCTCACGCCACCGGCGTGCTCGATGCGCGCCTTCGCCGCGCCGGACGGCACATGCACCGTCCACGAGCCGTCGGCGCCGTCCACGAGCGCGTACGCGAGCGCCGCAGCGGTTCCGCCGTACTGGATGCTCGACCCCTTCGCCATCTGCGGGAGGAGCTTGGTGATACGCGGGTCGCCCAGCGCCATGACGAACGCGCCGTTGTCGTCGTCGAACCGGAGGACGGTTGCGCCGAGTCCCTCCTCGCTATCGGGGTCGAGAGGCCGGCCGGCGAAGCCGAAGGGGTGATGCGCCTCGAGCGTACCCAGCCCGCTCTGCTCCTCCCCGTAACCGTCGAGCCCGATACCGATGAACCCGTCGGCGTCGTACTCGGAGAGGAGCACGCGGCCGAGGTCGAGGCGAAGCGTGTGCAGCGTGGACAGCATCTACCCCTCCCCGCCGAAGATTAGGTCCTCGGGGCGCATGAGCACGAGCTCCGTTGAAGTGCCGTTCGAACCGCGTCGGAACGAAACAGCCTCGATGTAGTGCGGGCCGAAGATCCCGAACTCGTCATCCTGCACGTCGACGATCGTGTCGACCGACCATGTCGCGCGGCGCCCGTCCTGAAGCGAAGCCACGGAATGGCCCTGCACGGTGTAGGTCAGGTTCCAGCCCTGCCGGCGTGTCTCCGCCAGCTTTCGACGAGCGTAGAACGCGCCCTGCTCCGCGTTGGTGACGTTCGTGTCCCGGAGGACGAGCGGCCGCTTGTAGCCATAGGCAATCATCTCCTCGTCGAGGAAGGAGCCCTTGGCCTTGACCGCCCCCGAGATTCGACCGCCACCGCGGCCGTAGATGATCGCCTCCGTGTAGCGCATCTCCGTCGTGTTCCGGTACCGGGCGCCGAGCACGTTCACGGTGTCACGATCCGACCCTCGCTGCCGGACGATGCGATACACGGGCTGCTGGTTCGGGTTCGGCGTGGAGAGGATGAAGCTCCCGTCTGCCGCGGCCCAGAGGAACGCTCCGGCCCGATCGAGCTGGCGCTTGATGAATTCGTAGTACCGCTCCCCGATCTTCGCCTGGAGGATCTTCTGGGTCGGACCGGTCGTGTTAGTCACGTCGGGGTCCGAGCTCTGCTTCACCCCGACGCCTGTCGTCGCCCTGCGGTTCGCCTCATTGGAGCCGAAGAGCAGCGCATCAGGCACGGTCTCGAGGAGCGCCTTGTCAACGAGATCAAAGTACGTAATGTCGCGCAGCGACAGGTCCGCCCTGACGAACGCGTCATGGAGCGGAGCGAGCGCGTCGCGGCCGTGGACCGTGAGCTCGGTGGCGCCCACCTCGCCGGACGCCTCGAAGCCGTCGATCGTGCCGGTCTGCTGGAGCGTCCCGTTGATGAGGAGCTGGACCTTGGTGTTCGGCCTGACCTTCGCGAAGAGGTCGCGGACGACGTCGCCCCAGCCAAGTCGCATCGTGAACGTACTCGGCTGCGTCAGGATGCTCTGCCGGATCTCGTACGACTCCCAGATGCGGAGCTCCTCGCCGTTGAGGCGGAGGGTCACCTCGTCGAAGTCGTCGCTGTCGGCCATGGTTCAGGCCGCGAGACGCTCGGGCGCGTAGACGACGAGCACGGTGCCCGCCGTGATCGCAAAGGGGTTCTCGATGGCGTTCATACGGAGGATCTCCATCGCTCGAGTGCTGTTCCCATAGAGGCGTCGGGATACGTCGGCCACGCTCATCACGATGGGGACACGGAAGCGCTCGACGGGGGCCGCCCGTTTCTCGACGTCCTTCGAGAGCTTGAGGGCCGCGGCCCAGAGCGCGTGAAGCGCCTCCGTGGAGGCGTGGTTCTGCGGCTTGTTGAAGAAGCTGAACGACCTGTCGATCGCGCTGCATGCGTTCGCGATCCCGTCGAGCTTTGCCTTGAATAGCGTCCCGTAGAGCTCGAACTGGTCCCCGATGCCGGAGATGGAGTTGAGCATCTCCTGGATCGAGTCGAAGATGTTCCCTTGGAGATCCTTGCCCTCCACGATGTCCTTCGTGAAGACGCGCCCGGCGTTCTGGAGATCCGCGGCGCGCGCGGCGACGAGCTCTTTGACCAGGAAGAGATCGGTTTGGTCCTCGCGAAATGTCATCTCGACGGAGACGCCGCTCCGCGCGCTGCGCATGTCCGCTGTCTCGACCCAGGACGTGCAGTAGGCGGTAATCAAACCGATCGTCGGGACGATGAGGTCGAACGAGCGCCCGCCCTCGAAGATGATCCGGAGGCTCGCGATCGTCTCCGGCCAGAGCTTGGGGTAGCTCAGGAACGTGTTGTGGAATGGCGCGCGCATGTGGAACTCGTAGAGCTTGCGGCCGAGCTTCTCCGGCGCGCCACCAGGCGCATGCGGGTACTCGTGAACGTGCTCGCGGAGAGCTCCCGTCACCCGGATCTCGGACACCGGGAACTCGAACCCGGCAAAGCCGGCGCGCTGGAGACTATCGAAGGCGGCCATCAGCGTATCGGTTGGGGGCCCGTCTGGGCGCCCGGGGCGCCCCCGGCGAGGCCACCGTCGGGGAGGTTGACCACGTTCACGCGGAGCGTCTTGCCCGCGAGCTCGCCGATGCCCTTGCTCACGGCCGCGGCGGTCAGCTCTGAGGTCTTGACACCGGCCTTCGCGAGCAGGGCGTCGATGTTCGCCTCCTGCTGCTCGATCTGCGGGAGACGCGAGCGGTACTCGTTCTCGGCAGCGACGTCGGCGACCGTCTTCTTCCCGGTCGCGACGTCGTACATGCGCCCTGCGGTGCCCTCTTTTGCGCGCTCGGCCGCGGCCTTCTGCTCGGCGATGTCGGCCTTCGCGCGCGCCAGCTCGGAGATGGTCTCCTGGGAGAGGGAGCCGCTCGTCTTGAACTCCTTCGCCGCCTTCAAGGACGTCTTGTGGGTGAGATCGACCGCGCCGGCCGCGCGCTCCTCTCCCGCGGCGGTCTTCGACTCCATCGAGGAGACGATGAGCGTGGCGACGCCAATCGCGAGCGTCGCAGCGCCGAGCGCCAGGCCGACCTTCCCGCCTCCCGCGCCAGAGAGCATCTTCGCGATCATGTTCCCCAGCCCGATCGTCGCGACCTCTTTGGCCACGCTGGCGCCGAGCGCCAGGGCCACGGCCTTCCCTGGGTTGGTTGCGGTCCACGCCACGAGGCTGGCAAAGCCCTGGGCCGCCTGCGCGACGAGCGGCGCGAGCTGCTCCATCGGCTTCACCAGCTTTGGCAGCGTCTCCGCAGCAATGCGCTCGAGCTCGTTGTTGAACAGCTGGACCTTCACCTTGTTCGAGGTCATGGCCGACGCAGACATCCCTTCAACGTCGCCGGCGCTGACGGACTTGTCGAAGCGAGCCACCTCGGCGCGCGCCGCCGCCATGCCGGCCTTGCCGCCGCCGGCTGCGGTGTACTTCTGGGCGAGGGCCATTACGGGCGCAGAGGACACGACGTTCTTCCACATGGCGGCCAGCTTGGCTTGGTTGCCCTTGGTCTTTTCGATGCTCTGAAAAATGATGTCCTCGACGGGGCGGAGCTTCGTCTTGCCTTTGTCCTGGAAGACGTCGACGCCCTCCTTCGCAAAGGCCTTCATCGTTTGACCCTTGCGCAGATCGCGGCTGAGCGCGGCAGCGCTCCCCGAGGCCTCGGCAGCGGTCGAGCGGCCTCCCTTGACGCTGATCTGGGCCAGCGCGCTGAGCATGCCGATGTTCTTCGAGTAGTCGCCGGAGAAAGCGTTCGCGGCGGCGGCGATACGGGGCATGTACTTGGCCCAATCCTTCAGCTCGACCTGGCCCTCCGCGGTCTGCGCCGTGATCGCGCGCATGATGCCGAGGAGCTTCTTTCCTCTGTCGGGCGTCTCGTCGAGCTGCGCGTTGATGAACGCAGCTGCCGAGCCGACGTCCTTGAAGTCGGCGCCCGCCGCGAGAGCGAGCTTCCCGAGGTCGGCCATGACCTCTTGCCCCGTTTTCAGGTCGCTCGACTTGGCCTGAAACTCGGCGAGCGCATCAATGACGCCTCCCGTCGATTGACCCGACTTATTCGCGGTGTCGCGCGCAAAGCCCTGGAGTCCAGCGAGCCCTCCAACAGGGGCCTTCTGGCCGGCGAGCTTCACCTGGTTCAGGATGCCGATGAGCTTCGCCTCGTTCTCGACGGTCGCTTCGATGTGTGCGCCCGCATCGAGCTTGACGCCTGCACCTCCGGCGATCCTTCCCGCAACACCGGTGCCGGCCCGTGCGATCGAGCCGAAATTGCGGCCCGCGCCGATGGCCACCTGCGCGCGCCGATTCCCCGCCTGTACCGCGGCCTGCGCCTCTCTACGATAGCCCGCTACCTGATCGGCCTGCATCCGGTTGAGGATCCGGCGCTCCTCGGCGGCCACCTTGCGCGCCGACGAGATGCGCTTGTTGGCCGAGTCTTCCGCGGCCTGCGCCTGCTCGTCGTACGATTTCTTCGCGTGCGCCGGCGCGCTCCGGTAATCGCGAGCGATGTCGGTTGCCGTCGCCTTCGACTCCGCAGCGATCTTGCCGCGCGCTCGCCCCGCTGCGGCAATCAGCGGCTGGAACACCGCAAGGGCGCTCGGGTCGAGCGCCGCGCCGACGGTGATCCGGATTGCTGCCATGTCCTACTCGAGCTGCTCGAGGCAGTAGCGAAGGAGCTTGCTCACGCCGGGCCACTCCGCGGGAGTGAGCCTTCGACGCAGCTCCCCGGTTTGGAGAAGCTCAGCAAGCTGCGCGATATCCGCTTCGGTCGCCTCCGGACGGCAGGCACTCTCGGCGATGGTCAGTCTCACGAGCTCGTCGAAGAGAGCCTTGATCGCAGTAGACGTCAGCGCGCGCGGGATGAGGTCGTCCGGCGTGGCCCAGAAGTGCGCCGTCGCGTTGTCCGGCTGGCAGGTCGCGCGGGCCAGCGCGCCAACCATCAGGTGGCTGTTGTACGCTTCGACGCGCCCCTCCTGGTCGTCCTCTCGTGGGTGGAGCGTCCAGGCCTTCCTGGCGGCCTCCGCGCGGCAAAACACGAAGTCGGCCTCGGAGGGTACGCGGAGCCCGATCGGCATAGGCTCGAGCGGCCTGTCGTGCCAGTCGCTCGCCCAGGCGCTCAACGGGAGCTGGACGACGACGCCTGGCGCGACGGAGCGGGCGTCGACGAGCTCGCGGAACGCACTCACGTGTCCGGCCCCGGCTCTGGGTCGCCATCCTCGGGCGCGTCGGCCTCGGAGCTCGCGAGCGGACTGTCGGCGCTCTCACCCTCGTCCCCTACCTCGACAACGGGCTCAGGTTCCGCGGGCGCGTCGGACGTTCTCTTCGAACCGGTGTCGGCGGGCAAGCCAGAGCGCGACCTGTGCTGCAGTAAGTTCACATACAGCCTGGCCAAAGTACGCTCCGAGCTCGCGCGCAAAACGGGCTGCAACGTCGAAAAAGGGCTCTCCGCCCCGTTCGACTCGTCCTCCGCCGCGCGAAGAACCAACGCCAGAAACTCCTCACCTCCCATCTCCTTCGGGCGAGGGGCGCATTCATCTTGCCAGGCCTGGTGCTGCTCGAAGAGGAGCGCGATCCGGTCGGTATCGAGGTGCTCGAGGATCTCCACCGCCGACGCGAAGAATGGCGCCGTCGGCGCATCCGCATCGACGCACCCGCGTGCGAGCGTCTCGACCATCAAACCGAGGTCGTAGAGCCGCTCGCCCGGCTTGGGATCCGGGACGCCTTTACCGACTGCATAGGCGCGCGCCCCAGCGAATGCTTCGCCTTCCTCCATTGCATTGAGCGGCCGCAACGCGACCTCGACGGTCGTCTCCCAGATGGTGAACGGGACGCGTTTCAGAGCGCGCGTCCCGCGGGCGATGGCGGCAAAGCGACTCATGGGCTCAGGTCAGCGTCGCCGCGCCGCCGATGAACTCGACCTTGCACGTCGACTCGCCCTCTTTGGACTTGCCCGTGTAGGAGAGCGACACGAGCGTCCCCTCCACGTTGCAGAGGTGAGCGTCGACCAGCACCGATACGGTCACGGTCTCTTCGTTCACCAGACCGAGCAGGAAGCCGATCTCGTGACCTTGCGTGGGCACGACGGTGTCCATGCTCAGCTTGGTCTCCTGAGCTCCACGACTCTGCCCCAGCACTCCCTCGGTGCCGTACTGGTTCGCGCTGTTTGCGTTGAGATCGAAGGTCGAGCCGGAGACCTCGGCGACCTTCTTCCCGTTCCAGTAGATCGACTGTGCTCGAAAGACGCTCGCCATGGGGTGCTCCTATCAGCCGACCTGTCGAACACTGACGCCGATTTGATGCTGATTCGCGGCGGGAATCACAGGTACGATGCTCATGATCCGCTTCGCCGTGGCGTTGTACTCACTCACCACTGGGTTGAGCGCCACGTCCGTCAGGATGAGCGCGGCCTCGAGGCCCAGCAGGTAGTTGGTCGCGAACTGCGACCAACGCTTCGGCGTCGCGACACCCGCCGGGCGCTCGCGAGCCGTCGGGGCCGGGTCGCTGTTGACCTTCGGGTTGCCGACCTTGAACTGGGTCGTCCAAAGCAGGCCCAGGCCATCACGCACGTAGTCCGGGACGACGGCCTGCGACGTGTCGAGCACGCGGTAATCCGGCGTCGCGCCGAGCAGGCAGTGCGTCACGATGCTCCGCACGACGACGGCGTAGCCATCCGGGGTCGTCGTGATCGGCGTGACGCCGTTGTCGAGCGCAGAGACCTTGTTCGCCATCGTCGGCCAGTCGGCCGCCTGACTCTGCGGCGCGACGCCCGTGAGCACGACGTCGTCGAACGCGGCGTCTGGGTCGTCCTGCTCCGTCGCCGTCCGGATCGCGCCGAAGACCGCGGCGAGCTCAGAGGGGTGGTTCTCGCTGTGGAGGTAGTGGAGGAGCTGGACGCGCTCCGCGTTGATCGTCGCCGAGGCGAGGGAGGTCGCCGCGCCGAGCGTGCCGGAGACGGCCACAACGATGTGCTCCATCCGGCCTTCGAGCACACCCGCCTTCGCGACGGCCTGGTCGCGCCACCGAACGATGTTTGAGCTGTCCGCCTGCGCGACCGCGTTGCGATGATAGCGACCTGGGAGGATCTTAGTAAGCAGGGTCGTCACGTTGTCCGTGCCCGTGCCGGCGCCGAAGTGGAGGCCCGGGCCTGTGACGGCCGCGCCGGCGCCGCCGAGCGTCGAAGTCGCGCCGGAGGGAAGCGCAGAGATGTCCTGAAAGGCCGTGCCGTCGTTGCCCCGCGTACCCTTACTCTTCCGCGTCAGCGTGACCACGCCGGCGACGTTCGCCGCCGAGCAGGGCATGTGCGAATCGGCCTGGACCGCAGCCACGATCGCCGTAGCGACGTTAGTCACCGAGTCCGTGGCCGCGATCCCGCCGCTGAACGGCACGCCGTCGATGCGGTAGCGCCACTCGCCGCTCGTCGTCCACGACCCGGCGATCGTGATGGTGAGCGTCGCTGCGACCGCGCCACCCGCCTCTGCGGAGGCAGCCGCCTTGATCTTGACGCCCGGGACGCGGAGCGCCGCGCGGCACATCAGGTTGAGCTCGCAGCCCGCGCCGTGGAGCGCGTCCGACTGGTCGAGGCTCTGGATGTCGTCGATGTCCTGGTCGGGCGTCGCGCTCCCGGTCGAGAGCTTGTTGCCGGAAAGCAGCAGGATCAGCGGGATGTCGCCCACGCTGATCGGGCCAGCTCGGTAGACGGTCTCGCCGAAAAATCCGGGGACCTTATTGGTGGAGCTGAACCCGACGATATTGATGGTCACGGCGTCACCTCGCTACCTGCCTCGACGGCCGTCGACGTCGCAGACCGCGCCGGCTGGTGGATCTTCAGCACGTTGGCCGGCCAGGCCTCGAAGCGTGGGGGGCCGCCGTGCTCCCGTTCCCACACGGCGACCGTCGCCGCACAGACGCGCCTGAGCGCTTCGCTGGGCGGCTCGAATTTCTGGCATCCGATCTCACGTGCCGTTTGTTCGTCGGCCGGGAAGAGGTCCCCCTGAGCGAACGCCTGGCGGTAGTGCTGGTTGTCGAGCACCTTCTGCGGCTCGAGGTCGTAAGCGAAGAAGGTGCGCTGGACCGGCGCCATGTCGGTCTGGCGACCACCGAAGGCTCGGAAGCGCTCGTCGGTGCGCTTCCGGACGACGGTCCGCGTTGCGTCGATCGTCGCACCGACCCATCGCCGAGCGCCCGCGGCGTGCTCGGGGTCGAACGGGAACGCCCCACAGGGGACGCCTTCCTCGTCGAGGTGGATGAATGGATTCGCGACCGCGAGCAGCGTTTTCACGTAAAGAGCCCTTCCTGCTGGATGGTGCCGTCTTCGCGAGCGAACTGCGCGGCGAGCTCGCTGTCTTCGAGCAGCGATGCGTCCGGCATGTCTCGCTCGACCACCCTGAAGTTGACTTCCAAGGTGTCGTAGATGTCTGGCGCAGCGTTGTCGCGCGTCTTGATGACGAGCGGCTTGTCGGACCATGACTCAATATCGATCTGCTGGAGACCGGCATGAGTCATGAACTGGGAACCCGCCCCAACGTGAGCGGCGAGGCCAAACACGAGAGTCGCAGCCGTGCCATCTTGGGCGTCCACGTCGAGCGACGTGGTTTGCCTGAGAGCCCAGTCCCCATAGAACACGCCCGGGCTCCCGGCTTGGGTGAGCGTCACCGTCGAGATGCGCTCGAAACCGTCGGCGCCGAGCCCCGTGAACGTGACCATGGAGCCGTCGGCAATGCTCGAGGCGGCTCCTGTCACGGTGACAGACGGGAGAAGCGCTGGGGCGAAGGCGCCACCGCCCACGGAACCATTCAGCGCTGCGCCAGCGTAGCTCTGCGCGGACGCCGAGGTAGCGATTGCGGTCTTGATGGCGGTCGGGCGCGCGGACACGGATGCTGCGGCCTCGTCCGTGTCGCCAGCTATGTAGTAGCTCGGATCGCGCATCGCCTCGACGGCGTGGTCGATGATGCGAACGGCCGCATGCGAGAATGTTGCGCGAGTACGTTGCGTCGTCTGCGTGCTCGATGGATACACCCACTGCAACCGCCATGAGTCGTGGGTGTTGCGGTAGTCCTCGGCGAGCCAGTACGGGGCGCTCCCGCTCACCCGATCGAGGTAGAGCGCGGGAAGCTGATCGGAGTTGAAGTACAGCCGCTCGGGGTCGTGGGTCTGAACGGTCTTGACGACCAGTCCGCTCGCGATCGCCGTCCACGCCGCCTGTGCGTACGCATTGAGGACCGCAGCACAGAATTCGGCGACGATGACTAGGGCTGGGTCGGCTACAACAGCGACCGCCGTCGCATCGAGTGGAACCGGAACGGGGATCTCGAGGCCGCCGTAGTGGTCCGCCACCTCATCGCTCCATGATGCGCGCTGCCTCTGCCTCTGCCACGCCGACCTCGCGCTCGATGACCCGCTCGACCTTCAGGACCGCGGGTTCCATGAATGGCCGCGGCGAGGTACCGGGGTGGTGAACGACACGAGCGAACCGCACGGAGCCGCCCGACTCCCAGCGAAGCACATCGGCTCTCCCTGCACGAATTTCATGAGGTGGCGTCCCGCCCTCGACGAAGGATGCGTGGCGCGCTGTCGCCTCGATCACGCCCTCCGCGCCTCCGCCTGTCGAGGTCACGACGCGTCCGCCGATTGACCCAGTGAGACGACCGGACTGGTCGCGGTAGGGGTGACTCGCTCGAGCTTGCGCAGCGGCTTCGGCGATCCCCCGGGCAACGCCTCGACGACACCCATCGGAGAGCGCGCGGCAAGCGTCCGCCCAGTCACGCTCGAGCTCCCCAACGTCGATTTCCACCGTCCAGAAACTCATCCGAGGCGCGCCGTGTGATCGAATAGGCTGAGCCAGAGCATGTAGCGAAACGGCTCCTCGGCCTCGATCCGGTGGAGGACGTACAGCCGGTTCACGTTGGACGGCCCCGTTACGACGAACAGCCTCTCCACACCAGCCGTGTCCACGCCGTTGAGCTGTTCCACCGTGTAGCCGCCGAGCGAAAACGCAGGCGTGATGGGCCCAACCAGAAGGTCCAGGTCGCCGCGACGTTCGACCTTGGGCCGCGGGGTGATCTCGACGTCCACGTCCGTCGTCGTCCCCCGACCCACCACGCCGCTGCTCCACGTCCTGGTTCTCAGGGCGACCGTCGTTGTTCGCAACCCCAAATCGTCGACGATCTGGCGCCCCATGTTGACCAGCGGGAGCACGTCATCGCGCAGCGTCATCCGTTTGGCTCCTTCGCCGATTCATGCGCAGTGTCATCTCAATACGCCTCCATGGTGCCACCACGGCTCGTCCCCATCTCCACCGGCGCGACCCGCACCAGGCTGGAGAGCTGCGCGACGATCGCGAGGTAGTGGGCCCGGCGCGACTCGAGGACGGCGGACTCGCCGAACCACTCGACCTCGCCGCGGCCGACGCTCTTCAGCCCGGCCGTGCTCGTCACGGTGCTCCCCGTGACCTGCTCGTGCGCGAGCTGCGCCGCGTGCAGCAGTTGGCGCAGCCGAGCGACGCCGCTGGCCACCAGGATCGGGTAGCCCGATGCGGCATGGGCCTTGGAGAAGCGCGCGCTGAACTTCGTCACCGTGGTCGCCTTGACGACCACCTCTTCGGCGTCCTCGCCGTTGTCGACGAGGAGCCGGACGTTGACGGCGATCCCCGTCATCGACACGGGGGTCACCTGGACGATCTCGCCGGCGGCGATGGCCGTCGTGGCCGTCGTCTCCGGGGCCGTGGAGAGGTTCGGCTGGATGACGGTGTGGAAGAGCTCCACGAAGCCGTCGGGCGCGTATGGATAGGCGGCGACGCCGAGGTTCCCATACCCAAGATGGAAGCGGAGTGCCTCGATATCAACGTCAGTGACGACCGCGTTCGCCATCAGCCGGCGATCAGAGCAGCCGCGCCGCGCCGTCCGTCGGCGTCGCGGTGAGGTACGGCTGGTACCTGTACGTGTACGCGCAGCTCGAGCTCGTCACGGTGCCCGTGCCCTGGACCGACGCGCGGAAGTACCGGATGCCCGGCACGCGCACCACGTAGCAGCGCGTGGCGTTGGCGGTGAGCGTCTCGGTGAGCACCGTGCCGTCGACGGAGATCGGGCGGAACGTGACGTTGTCGCTCGACCCGTAGAAGCGGACGATCTCGTTGTCGAGCGAGCCCAGCGTGAAGTCGAGCTCGACGGTGACGGCGTGGTCGAGCGACGTGCTCTGGAGGTCCAGAGTCGCGCCGACGACCTCGCCGGTGGTGAGGATCGTCGCGGCACGGCCGACGGTTGAAGCGGAAGTCCCCATGCGGATTACCCCTGACTCCCGGCCGCGAGGTACCGATAGGTGACCGTGGCCGTGCTGCTGGTGGTGGTGCCGCTCCCCTGGAGCGACACGCGGAAGAACTTCCACCCGACGAGGGACGGGAGGACGTAGCAGCGCGTCGCGGTCGCGGTGAGCACCTCGGTGAGGAGGGACGCGCCGACCGCGATGGGCCGGTACGTGGTGCCGTCCGTGCTGACGTAGAAGCGCGCGGTGACGTTGGTGAGCGAGCCCAACGTGAAGTCGAGCTCCACGGTGACCTGGCCGCCCCACGCCTTGTTGAGGTCGAGAGCGGACCCCGCGACCTCGGCGGTGGTGAGGATGGCCGCGGCGCGGCCGATCTGAGACTTGTTGGGACCCGACGATGCCATGTTTTCCTCGGAGGGGTCGCTCGGCCGGCGGCCGAGACGACCCGATCAGGAGTGGTGATCAGACAGGAGCGGTGACAGGAGCGGTGACAGGAGCGGTGATCAGCCCAAGCTCACCCAGACTCACCCAGGCCCAGGCTCACGCCGCCTGGAAGAGGATGCGCTGGATGCCGCGCGAGTCGAGGGTCTGGAACGCTTCGACGCTCCTCCAGATCACCTTCGCGTTCTTGCCGAAGTCGGTGTCGGCCGTGTCGTGCGCCGTCGGATCCTCCGCACGCCCGAAGCCCACCGCGTTGGGGCCGATCAGCAGGCCCTCGTAGACCGTCGAGCCCGCCGGGACGACCTGGCCGTCGTTGGGCACGGTGTCGCCGGCCGCGTAGCTCTTCAGGGTCGACACCTCGAAGATATCCACGTCCTGCACGCTCGCGAGGTAGTTGAAGAGCTGGTTGCCTTTGCCGTTCTGCTGAGCCGCGAGCTGCCGATAGATCGGATCCTGGATCATGTCGGTGTTGAAGATCGTGGGCACGAGGCAGAGGTACCGGCCGTTGTCGAACGGCCGGCGCTCGCGGTCGGAGATGGCCTTGCGGGCCTGCAGGATGAGGTCGAGGTTGATCGAGTGACCGGCGCCGACGGTCATCGACAGGACGTTCGCGACGGCATCGGCGTACGTCATGTTCGCCGTCGCGCGGAAGCGATCTCGGACGACGGTGTCGAGCCACTTCACATAGTCGAACGTGAGGTGGTTGGCCGTCTCCTGCGCGAGGTTGTCCTTGTTCTTGCGGTACTTCGTGTCGAACTCGAGGATCATGTACGGGCGAACCTCGCTGTTCGTGGCGTCGTACGGCCCCTCGAACTGCCCCAGGGTCACCTCGACGTCTTCCATCGACAGCGCCTGGCCGGTGAGGCTCGTGGGCTTCGCCGGGTTTACGCGCCGCGCCGCCTCCGAGTAGCCACCTCCGGTGTAGACCGGTCGCCGCATCGTCACGGTGTCGCCGGCGTTCTTGCCGAAGCCGCTGACGTACTGGATCGCGTCCGGATACGCGTCCGCCGTGCGGGCGAACCGCTCGAGGTTCGCGGGCACCGGCGCACCACCGCCCGCGAACATGATCTTCACGAAGGACTCGGCGCCGTCCACGCTCATCGCAATCGCGGCCGTGCGCTGGATGGCTCCGAGCGCCAGCATCGCGAAGAAGAACTGCGGATTCGGCTGCGGCAGGCGCATGCCGTCGGAGGTGGAGTCGAGGAAGTTCTGCGGGAGAGTGCTGCGACCGATGAAACCCATGGGGGAACCTCGTTATGCGTTCACGTCGTCGGACGTGACGTCTCGATGGCCGCCTTGTTCGCGCTGTAGAACGCGCCCGCGGCGGCGGGGCTCTTGAGCTTGAGCTCGACGTATTCGTCGAACTTCGACTTGCTCCCGGGGCGCGGAGCGCCGGGAGCGGGCGTGGTGGTGGCCGGAGGCGATGGCGGCGCCGGCGGCGGGGGAGGGGCGGCGGGGGCGGTTCCGAGCGGAGCTGCTCCGAGCGGAGGCGTTGCGGGGGGAGGAGGCGGCGAGGCGGCGGCGAGCTCGCGCACGAAGCGGATCAGCCGGAGCTTGTCGGCCGCCGTTTTCGGCTCCTGCTTGGCGATCGCCTCCTGCTGTGCGGGCGTGAGCTGCGCGAGCAATTCGGTGACGGCCTGGTCGGCGATGGCGTTCGCCCCCTTGGCGGTCTCGGCGGCGGCCGCGAGCTCGGCGAGCTTCTTCTCCGTGCGCTCCGCCGCGGTGAGCTGCGCGTCCTCGAGCTCCTTCAGCTTCGCGAGCTTCGTGTCGAGGTCCTCGGCCTTCTCGACACCGTGCTTTGCGAGCAGCTGCTTGCGAGCGGCGTCGCGCTCGTCGGCGAGACGCTGCTTGAGCTGCGCCGACGACATCCGCACCTCCGCCGAATCGCCGGGGGGCGGGCCGCCGGGCAGCGTGGGGGGCGCCGGCGCTGCCGGAGGGGCTGCGGCGCTGCCGGCGGGCGGGGCCGCGTCCCCGGCCCCGGGCGTGGCAGGAGCAGCGGTAGCGGGCGGAGGTGTGCCTGCGGGCGCCGCAGCGGCACCCGGTGCGATCATGGACATCGTGGTCTCCTACTCGCGATATCGCTCGCGAGAGCGGTGGAGGCGCGGCGGCGCGGGACCACGGACGCGCCGCCGCGCGCGCCCGTGTCGCTCTGCTGTTCGGAGAATCGACGACTCCGCTCGAGCGAAAGGCGGAGTCGCGGAGGTCACGCCTCGGTGAAGAGGACGAGGAAGCCGAACGGCGAGGCCTGCGCCGGAACCGCGGTGGCGTTCGTGAACTCGGTGGAGAGGTCGAGCACGTTCTGCGTCGCTCCAGCCGTGAGCTCGAAGGTGATGTCGGCACCCGAGACGGCGAGCGTCTTCGCGCCCAGCAGGAGGCCCGGCGTGTCGCTGCGCTGCGCGGCCTGCCAGATCATCGCGTCCTTGATCGTGACGGTCCGCCCGTTGCGCCGGCTGTTCTGGATGGCCGTGGGAACGGCTGCCAGGATCGAGTCGTCGGCCTGGGCGTACGTGCCCGAGAGGGTGAAGAGCACGAGCGCGGCGAGCAGCCCGTCGAAGAGGGCGTCGCCTTTGATCATGGCGACGGAGTAGTGGGTGCCAGACGTGACGGCCATGGGATGTCTCCGTGTGCGGGTAGGAGCCGGCGGCGATGCCGCTGGCGCAGTGGATTACCTGTCGCCGCGCTTCGGCGATGCGGTGGACGGCTTCAGCGGCTTGGGAACGGCGGTGTCGAGCACGGTGTCGCCGGCGATGGCCTCCACGCTCGAGGGCTGCGTGGCAGCGGGAGGAGGCTCGATGTGCGCCGCGGGAAGCGCCGGAGCGGTGAGCCTCGCGAACAGCGCGTCGAGCTTCCCGACGAGCGTGAGCCCCGGATCGACGAAGATCGGCTGGGCACGGATCCACTCGTCGACGTCCGACAGCACCGCGTACATCTCGTCGCGGGCGCGCCGGAGCTCCGCGTTCGCTTGCTGGCCCGCTTCCGCGTCCGCGCGCATCGCGATCGCGCGGTCGTACCAGAGCCGAGCGATCGTCCCCGCCTCCGGGGCCTCGTCGCCTCGAGGTGGCTCCGCGACCGCGCGCGCGGCGCTCACGGACGCGGCGATGGCGTCGGCGGTCGGCGCCTTCTCCGTGGGGCTCAACCTGCCGCTGGCGAGCGCGGCGATGGCCTGCTCCTCCGCGGCGCAGTGCTCGGGCGAGCCGTCGTGCTCGAGCACGGTGCCGCCGGCGCCCTTGCTGACGCCCGGCGCGATCAGCCGCGCGCCGGTGATGGGGCAGAAATAGGGCATGGGTCCTCGGTGATCGGGATTGGGATCGGGATTGGGATCGGGATCGGATCCGATCCGGTGATTGGGCCTACGCGGCCTCGGGCTCGTCGCCAGCCGCATTCGCGGCCGCATCGACAACCCCGCTCTCGGCTGCATCGCCGCTCGATGCGGCGTCGCCTGCGGGGAGATCCTTCGCGGCGGGCGTATCCTCCGCTCCGCCCGCACCGGGCTCCTCGAGCCCTCCGGCCTCGATGTCCTCGAGCTCGGCCTCCACATCGGTGACGCCGTAGTACGGCGCGACGGCGCGCGTGGCCGTCGCCGGCGAGATGATCTTCCCGGCCTTGGCCTTGGTCGTGGCGTCGACGAGTTGCCCCAGCTCCTGGTTGGTCGGCGAGAAGTACGCGCCCCAGGAGGGCGTCATCCGCGGCGGGACCCAAACGGTGCCCGTCTCGTGCTTCAGGGCGAAGCGCGAACATATCTCGGCGACGCGACCCGAGCGCGGGACGAAGATCCCCTTCCCGCGAAGCACCGCGGTGATGCGCAGGATCATCGACAGGAGCTTCGCGAGCCCGAAGCTCCACCAGCAGTCGCGGAGCTCGTCGACGAGCGCGAGCAGCGGCGCGTACATCAGGGCGAGGGCCTTCGCCGACATCTCGCCTTTGCCCGCGACCGTCATCGGGTCGAGGAGCACGACGTCGATCGCCTCGAGGATGCGTGCCCGAACGTCAAGCACGTGCTTCGTCGCGACCTCGAAGGCCTTGCCCGTCGTCTCGATGAGGTCGACCTTCGTCTCCGAATTCCGATAGCTCCAGATCTGGTCCGGCGCGGTCTTGCGCGCGCGCGCGTCGGCTGCGGAGCCGCGCCCCGCCGTACGAATCCGGCTGTAGGGGTCCGCGGGGTGCTGTGTCGCGGAAATCGCCTTCGCCGGGCGCTGCACCCGCGCCACCTCGCCGGGCTCCTCGTCGTCGTCGACACCGGCCTCGTAGGCCTGTGGCGTCCCGAAGTACGTGATGCCGCGGTGGCGCTGCGACAACGCGAAATTCAACGCATCGAACTCGTCCTCGAGGTCCTCGTACAGCGAGACGCCGTCGATGCTCGAGCACTCGGGCTCCGGGAGGTTCCGGATCCACACGACGGGGCAGAAGCCGAGACCGTGAGGCCTCGTGCGTTCCTCGTCGATGCGCCACTCCGGGGCTTGGCCGGGCCGGCACGGCGCATCCTCGTAGAAGATGACCTCCGTGTCGGTGTAGTCGCGCCGGAAGAAGTGCGTCTGCGAAACGACGCTGCCGCCGCCGTCGACCTCCTTGTCGAACGTGTAGCACCAGGTCATCCGCTGGACGTCGCCGGCGGGATCGGCGTCCTCGAACGTGGGCCAGCAGTCCCGGGCCCGGGGCATGTCGACGGCGAACTGGCCCCGCCGCACCGAGAGCGCCGCGACGGCCGTGCGCTGCGACGTGCCGTGCCGGCAGAGCGTGCGCATCGCGCTCTTGAGGTGCGCGCTCTCGATCACCGCCGCGAGGTACGCGGTGAGATCGGCGGCCTCCTCGGCGGTCACCGCGAGTTCGGGCGCGATCGCGTCGTCGCTCTCGGTGGCGCCGACGGCGACCGTGGGGAAGCGCCCTTCGCCGAAGGTGAAGCGCGTCGCCTGCTGGCACGCCGCTTTCGGGAGAGGGTAGATGATGCAGGGCTTCCGCTCGCGGAGCGGGACGGGCACGCCGTCCTTCCCTGCCCCCGTGAACCAGTCGGGTCGCCCATCGTACTGCGTGCCCTTGAAGTACGCCTCGAGGCAGCCGATCTCCTTGGCCCGACGCGTCTCGCGGATCAGCTCCGGGTGGGCGAAGAAGTCGAGATCGGGCACGGGGTTGGTGGAGCGGGCGCGGTGGATCAACCGCAGTGGATCAGCCGCGGATGGGTTCCGGCACACCCGTGGGCGCGGGCCGGTGAACCACGGGCGGCGCGGGCGGCTTCGGGATGGGCGCTGCGGGGCGCGGATGGGGCTTGGGGCTCATGCCGTCGCCGCGGCGGGCTTCGCCTCGGGCTTCCAGTTGCGACCGCCGTGGCGCTCGCGCGACGCGAGCGCGCTGCCGACGATCGATGCGATCGCTTCGCTCACCGTGCCGGCACGCGTGCCGCACGAGTAGATCGCGTCCTCGTCGCAGTCCCAGCTGTTCTCCCCCTTGCCGGGGATCGGGATCTGCTCACCGGCGGCCATCTTGACGGTGGCCCCGCGGACGCGTGTCGCGGGCCACCGGGAGCGCGTCCACGTGTCCTCGGTCAGCACGACGGTGGCGCGGTACGAGCGCTCGGGCATCGGGATGATCGCCGGCGTCTCGGAGATGACGCGCGACGTGTAGACGGGCTTGCCGCGGAGCGCGTCGTCGACGCTCCACCAGCCGTCGCGCCACCGCGGCGCGCTCGAGCTCCGCGAGCTCGGATCGGCCCAAGCCTTCCACCACACGGTGCCATCGTGCGCGGAGATCGACACCTCGCGCTCGCCGTGTCGCAGCCCCAGCCGCTTCATCCACGGCCGGAGGTGCCGGCTTTCGACCGCGAACCAGAGCGCGATCGGCGCGAGCGCCACCGAGACGCCGACCTCGTCCTCCATCGCGTCGACGTGGAACCTCGCGTGGACGAAGCTCGACCACAGGTTCCACGACACGCGCACCGACGCCGCGTCCGCGAAGTTGAGCCAGCCGCGTCCGTGCCAGGCCCACCCTCTCGGTTCGCCGTTGGGGCCTTCGACGAGGTTCTGCCAGCGCCACCGCACGCCGTTGCCTCCGTCCTCCGGGCGGCCGAACGTGAGCGCTTTGCGGATCGCGGAGAGGATGTTCATGGGGTCTCTCTGGTGAAGCGCGCCACGATGCGGGCACAGTCAGCGCTGCCTTACAGCTCGGTTGGCGATCACCGACAGCGCCCCAGCAATAACCGCCGCTTGGTCTGTCAGATCCCGAGCGTCCACGTGCTCTCGCGAGTCGACCGCGGCGCTCTTGACGCACACGGTGTAGATGTCCTGCATCACGGCGCGTCGGCTCCCGTCGTTCTCACCAACGCAGACGAATGAGACGCCGTTGTCGCTGAGGATCTGAGAGAGCGGTGAGCAGTCGCCACAGCCACGCGGGCAGGACTCGGGGAGTGTCAGCATGTCGGCGGGGCCTTGTAGACCAAGACGTCGAAGCTCCGGCTCATCCTCCCCGCCCTTCGAAGCTCGCCTCGTTGCGTCCGCGCCGGCGCCGGCGCTGGTAGAAGTGCGAAAAGATCGCGTACCTGCAGGCGTCGAGGCAGTTGTGGACGAGGATGCGGTTCGCGAAGAACTCGTGAGCCCCGTCGACCGTTAGGTCATAGACCGGCACGCTTCGCCCGGTGGGCGTGACGCTTTCCACAGCTGTACACGACCCGATCGGTGTCCTCGCGCACGTCTCTCCGCACACGCGAAGCAGGTCCCCGGGGCGCAGCTCGTCCAGTCGAATCCATCCGCGTTCCTCCGACCAGATGCGGTGCTCTGCAGTCGCCTCCAACGTGCGCCCATCGGACGTCGTGAGCAGGAGGGTTGGAGCGGAGAAGCTCGCCATCCACGCCGCCGCGATGGGTCGATACCCATCCCTCGTGAGGGCGAGCATCCCCGCCTGGACGTCCTCAATCGGCACATCACCGGATGCGGTGGCGACCATCGCGCCGGCGGCCACACAGTGATCGTTCTGCTTCACCGGCCGCTCCTCGTACTCGCCCTCGAGGTTGCGGTTGCTCGTCCACCGGTAGCCGTTGAACTCGCCGATCGTCGTCGTGCAGGTGTCGAGCACGAAGAGCCTCGGGGGCTCGAGCAGCACGTCGTCGTAGTGCAGGAAGCCCTGCACCGCCGAGATGCCGAGCGAGACGCGGTTGTCCCCCGGCAGGACCTGCACCCGGTTGTCGACCTGGTGGAGCGCGCGCTGCAGCTGCAGCAGGTAGCCCGCAGCCTCCGCCTCGGTCTCCTCCTCGCTGCCGCCGGCGGGATCGCAGTACCAGCGCGTCGGGCGCCAGCGCCTCTGGATGTCGCGCCCGATCGACCACCAGCCGGGCCGATCACCTGAGCGGTCGGCATACGCGAGGCCCGCCTCGCTGTGCTCCTCGAGGAGCCATACGCGGGGCAGCTCGCAGCCGTCGTAGTCCTCCGAGGGGGGGATCCACACACGGTCGAGCCCGAGGACGACCATCGAGCCGCGCTTGGCGGTGCCCCAGTCGACGCCGACGATCACCTCGTCGAGCTCGTCGAGCGCCGGGACCTTCGACGCGTTGACGACGTGCCGAGCCTCGTTCCACGCGTCGTACACGAGCCCGACGGGCGCGTTGAACGTCGCCAAGTACTCCTGCGCGAACGCCCGCGAGGGACGCGTCCTGCGCGCCCGCTCGATCTCGCTCCGGGGGATGATCCCCGCTTCGAGCGAGGTCACCTGGATCGAGTCGTAGTCGGGATCGCGAACCTCCGCAGGGCTCGATGGCTGCCCCTTCCGGTACTCGCGGTAGAGGCGTCCACGGCCCTTCGGCGTGCCGAGCTGGTAGAGCTCGCCGAGGTTGTCCGAGAGCGCCGGGTGGATCGCCTCGTCGAACACCTCGTCGCTGAAGAGGGGATCGTCGGTCTCGTCGGTGACGAAGAGCTTGAAGCCGTCGCCGCGGACGCGCTCGTAGGCCTCGGCGCTGTAGAGGTAGAGCCGAACGCCGGTGCGGAACTCGACGAAGAGCTCGGAGTGGTTGGGCTTGCCGGTGATGAAGGCGCGCGCGGCGGGATCGCGCAGGTCCTGCATCAGCGGTCGCCAGAGCAGGCGCTTCGCCTGGCCCAGCGTCGGGGCCATGTAGCCGACGTCGCCCGGGCCCGAGTCGAGACAGGCGGAGATCAACTTCCCTCGACAGCCGACCGTCTTTCCCGAGCGCCGCGCGGCGACGGCGACGACGTTGCGGCGAGCTCGCGTGACGAGCCAGCTCTGGAACCAGGTCAGCCTGGAGCCGGGTCGGCGGGCAGCGGGCTTGAATCGCCAGACAGGGACTGCGGCAGGCATTCGGGGGCCGGGCGCTCCGGGTACGTGAGCTCGACGACGAAGCGCGGTGGCTCGGCGATGCCGTAGTCGTCGTGGACCGGCTCGAGCACGTCGAACGCTCGCGTCGTGGCGGCGAGCGCCGAGGCCAGGAGCCGGGGGTCCTGGCTCTGCCGAGCGGCGACCATCGACTCGCGGGCGAAGCTCACGACGTCGCGAGCGAGGTCACGCCGCTGCTCCTCGATCGGCCGGTGAGCGGCGCGCGCGGCCTCGAGGCGGCGTCGCACCTCGGCGCGAACGGCGGTGGAGGCGGCCATGGGTTCCGAGGCGGCGAGCCAGCTCTCGACGGCGCCGACGGCGACGACGGCATCAACATCGCCGGCGACGGCATCAACGAGGTGGGCCGCGACGCTCGCCGGGAGGCCCGGCAGCTCCTCGGCCAAGAGCCAGATCTCGACGGTCCGGAGCGCGGCGACGTCGCCCGTCTCGCCCAGCGCGAGGGCCTTCTCGATCTCCGCGGGGATGCGCGGGTCGGCCAGCGCGGCCCGGGCGATCCGGAGCATCTCGCGGAGGGACATGGTGCGACGGAAGACTTCGAGGCCATCACGCGCCGGAGGTCGGTGGCTCGTGTGGCCTCGCGGGCTCACGCCCTATCTACATGGTGCGGCGTTTGGTCGTCCCGGTCCTCACGGGTCCTCGTTGGTCTTCGCGGGCTTCACGGGCTTCACGGGCTTCACGGTCTTCGGCGTCTTCGTCTCGCGAGAGCCGCGCTTCGAGCTCGTCCTCCGGCAACGAGCGCAGAATCTCGTCGTACATCTCCGGGTACACATCACGCAGCTTGCTCAACGTGGTCACGACCGTCCGCCGCTTCGGCGGTTGTCGGCCGAGCGCCTTCGGGAGACGCACGACCGCACCGCCGGCGAGCAACCAGCGACGGACCTTCCGCGCGTCCCACCGCGTCGCGCCGCCTGCCGCCCGATTCAGCAGATCGGCGACCTCGTCGGTGTGCAGGTACGGAGCGTCGCGCCCAGCGAGGAGCCGCCCCGGGGTCGGCGCAGGCGCCATCAAGCAGCCCTCTGCAGCCGCACCGGCGCGGTCGCGAGCCATGCCTCCCACGCGCGAACCAGAAGCCCATCGGCCTGATCGCGCACGCGATCGAGCCGCATCCGGCGACCCTGATGCGGCTGCTCGTGCTCGAGCACGAAGACCACCTCGAGGAGCTCGTCGTCGGTGAGGTGTGGAGTCTCCGGGCGGGCGGCCCGGCGGTGGAGTCGAGCGAGGCGCGGCGGGCCCGCGAGGCTCGGGTCGGTGTAGAACCGGCCGTCCTCGAGGCATGGCCCGACCGGCGTCTCCTCCGGATCGGGCAGCGGCGAGCGGAAGGCGGTCGTGGGGAACCAGGTGCGCAGCGTCCCGATCGACCGGCGCACCTCGTCGAGCTGCGCCTCCGCCGCGCGCACGGCGCGGTTGGCGCGGTCCAAGGCGGCGCGCAACTTCGCTGGCACGGCGCCCACGGCGCGCGCGGCCGCCACCTCGGCCTGGACGACCTTCAGGGCCGCACGCGCCCCCTGGTGTGCCAGCTCGAGCGGCGGGAGCTCGACGTTGCGCTTGGCGACGACGGCATCCAGCGCGGCCCGGCGGGCGGCCACGTCGGCGTCGGGCCCAACCATCGGCGGCTGCTTCCCCTTGCCCTTGCCGCTGCCCTTGGGCGCCGCTTGTGGGCCGGCGCGAAGCCGCGCGGCGAGCTCCCGCTCCTTCGCGAGGAGCGCCTGCCCTGCCGTGGTGAACGGATAGAGCGCGACGATCGACCCGGGCCCGGCGCCACGGATCGGCTGCCCCGTCTCGCAGTGATCGCGCCCGGCGCCCGTGGCCGCCCACCGAGCGCCGCGGTCGCCGTAGAACGCCGCGAGGACCGCGTGAGCGAGCAGGTCCGCGCGCGCCACAGCCGCGATCCGCTTAGAGGCGCGCGAGAAGCGCATCAAGTCCTCGTGCTCCACCTCGTAGCCGTGGCTCGGCTCGTAGTTGCCAGGCACGTAGACGGCAGGATCCGGCTGGGACGCGACACCCCCGCTCCACTGCGTCGGCGGGCGCCATGCCCACGAGGGCGCGAGCCCGTGCTGGAAGTTCCTTGCACGCTCGAGCTGAGCGCCAAACGTGCTGCGAGCGAAGAGCGAGTCCGCCCGAAAGTAGAAGCTGATCAACGCCTCATCGGCGTGAGAGATAGCCATCTGGACCTCCAATGGTCGAGACCAGCTCGACCGTGCTACGGTGCGACATCTCCTCTCGGGCAACGGGCTGGAGTGAGACGGCCGGGGCGCTGGCGGGCGCTTCGGCCGTCGGCGTTCTGGGCTACGGCTTCTTCAATCGCTTCTCCTGGGAAGAATTCCTAGCACCCCTCGACGCAGTCCGCTTCTTGCCCGTCTGCGCCGGCGTCTCCGTAGGACCGCCGCCCGGCTCTCGTTCGAACACGAGCCGCACGCGCGCATAGCCGAGCGCTCGCGCGTACCACGCCGCGACCTCCATCGTGATCGTCCGATCGCCCGACTCCCAGCCCGTGACCTGCGCGGGGCTCGCGCTCCCTCCAATGGCCCGGATCGCGCGCACCATCTCGGCGCGTGTGACACCCGCCGCCTCGCGCACGCTGCACAGCTCGTAGCCGGGCGTGCCCTCCGGAGCGACGCGCGTCCGCTGCACGCCGGTGCGGGCACGAGGGACCGCAACATCGCGGAGCACGTCGGGAGCGGCAGCGGTCCGGAGTCGAATGTTCTCACCTGCGAAACGTTTCATATATGGTAACGTCCGTCGTCGTCAATGATCGAGCTCGTGCCCCCCGAGGATCTCGCGGCGATCGCCCTCGCCGCAAGCCGCGCCCCCTTCCCCGTCGTCGAGGCGCTGGCCGCGCTGAGCGCCGCCAACGCGCGCGCCTTCGCCGCCACCTTCCTCCTGCCCCCGGGAACGTGCCGGCCGGCGACGGCCGAAGCGATCACGGCCGCGCAGGCCCTGGCGGCGAGGAACCCCGCGCGGGCGCTGCAGCTGCTCGAGCGGCTCGAGTACTCCTGCTTCTCCGAGGTTGGCTCCGAGGCGGGCTCGGGCGTGGACTCCGAGGAGGGTGTGGATCACCGGTCGGGCACGGAGCGCGCGCTCGCGGCCGAGCTCCGCGCCGTCGTGACGTTCGAGCTCGAGCTGGAGCAGGCCGAGGCCTCGGCGACCGCGGCGGCGCAGCCAGGGCGCCCCGCGCCGCCGGGGTGAGCGGCGGCGGGTAGTGGCTTAATTACACCAACCCCCTTTCAAACTAAGCCACTCTGCCGCGGAGCGCGGCCTCGTGTCCGGCTCGCGAGCGACGAAGCCCCCGACGGGCTGACGGCTCGAGAACGCCCGCCCCTCGAGAGCCCGTCTGCAGTCACGGCGCGGCGGGCCTCTCACTCATTA